TCCTCTCTCACCACCTTGGTGTCCAGAATCTCCACCAGGAGATCCACCAGGTCCACCACCACCTCCACCATTACCAGTACCACCACCATATGTCGTACCACTGTTGCAGCCAGCACCACCGCCGCCTCCACCGCCACCGACACATTCACCAGCACCACCATTACCACCTGATCCAAAGTTAATTACAGAATAACCTTGTGCATTTGCAGCTGGGGGACCGCCAATCTGACCAGTATACCCAGGAGTGTTTCCTTGAGCACCTGCACCACCACCTCCACCAGCTCCAGCAACGAAAGTACCACCAGCTTTTAACATTGTGGATGCACCACCACCTCCACCATTACCACCACCATTTCTACCATTACCACCAGTACCACCTCTTTGAGAACTTCCTCCAAGTGGAGCACTTCCTTGAGCTTGTCCATTAGCACCACCACCTTCAATTGCTTCCCATGCAGTAGATTGTGCATCATTATTATCCAGCCATAATTGTGACACAGTTAGCAAACACTCAGCACCATTACCACCTGCTGCTGTATTACTTCCACCACCACCAGCATCAGGAGTAGATGTACCTCCTTTACCACCTCTCAATCTAAATTGAACACCTGTTATATTACTATAAGATCCAGTGGCAAATACTCCATTACTAGCATTAGGAGCAAACCATCCAGAATTTCCAGATTGTCCACCTACATTAACATTAACACCAGAACTTCCATTTCCATACTGAGCATTATTCCAATATATTGTACCAGCACCACCATTACCACCTGTATTTGGATTGTTTGATTGTACTGTTTCTAATAATTTTGATCCTGTTCCTTGTGTTCCTGGAATTCCATTAGAACCACCTGTTGCGTTAGTTGATCCATTATTGAGTGCTGTTCCTCCTGCTCCAGCAGTTCCTGGTGTATTATCTCCAGCAGTAGCACCCATTCCTTTCTTACCACCACCAGCAGTTATCTTAAATACTGTTCCATTACCCAATGAAAGTACACTATCATTACCATCATTACCATTATAAGATCCAGCACCACCAGATCCACCACCACCAGTCATGGTATATTTAATTTTGTTTATTGTTCCTGCTGGCCAACTAAAGGTACTATTATTTTGTGGAGTACCAGTTTCAAGTACAGTTTGCCATGAAATAATATCTTGACCAGGACTAGTTTGTTCTTCCCTACCACCAATCTCAGATGTTGCTGTAAATTTCTTAAATGTAGGTGCTGGAACATTAGTCTGCCATTGCCAACTACCAGAACCACTACCAGATGCAAGATAATTTAAATTAGAAAGAGCAGTAGTATATTGAAACACATGAGTACCAGCACCCTGACTAGTTAAATTCAATCTTCCTGTTGTATTTGCTACATCAGTTGCTTGTGATTCACTTCCATACAATTCAAATGTGTCAGAAGTTATACTTCTTATATAATATGTTGTTCCAGTAGTTAATCCACCAATACCAGTACTACCTTCTGTATAAGTAACAGCATTACCATTAGACAATCCATGATTTCCTATCTCAATGGTATTATTAGTTGTATCAACCTTAGCTGGTGCTACATCACTATATGTAATTGGGTTCTGAAGTGATCCAGCATCACCTGCACCTGCTTGCCAATCCCAAACATCATAAGTTGCTACACCTCCAGCTGGGGTTGGTCTTCTTAACAAACCATGAGTATGATCTAATTTCTGATCTCCAATATTAGACCAACGACTTACCTTTCCATTTCTTGCTCTATAGTCAACCAAATACCTGTCAAAACTAGTTGTAGAGATTGTTTGATCATTTACAGGTTGTGAATGAAATACTGTATGACTGTGCTGTGGTGGTCCAGTTAAATCTTCAGGATCCATAGTAAGTTTAATACTATGTTCTCCAATAATGTCACAAGATACTGTCTCAGTTACATTATCATATCCAGTTGTTACTATCTGACCTAAAGAAAAATAATCATCTTGTAAAGTCTGATCTAAGTACCATTTACCACCTACAGTACCAACACCAAGTTGTCCACCTCCAGCATTAGCAGAATTACTTCCATAAACTGAATTATTACCAACAACCTTCTTAGTAACCATATCTGGAACTTTAAAAGTTCCCATATAATTGTCACCCAACCATTCATATACATTTGATTGATTTATACCTTGTATCTGTCCATTGGCATTCAATCTAACAGAAAATGTTGCATTTGATCCTGCACCACCATTGACAGCAGTAACAGTAATAATAATATTTGGAGCACCTCCACCACCCATTAGAGCATCAGTAATTGTTAAGGTATCATTCACTGCATACGAATGACCTTCATTCTTTATAGTAACAGTTGGTAATCCATTAGCATCAACAACCACATCAAATGTTGCATCTGTACCAGTACCACCAGTGGCACTCACTCCCAGATATGTTCCAGAAGTTCTGCTACCATTAGCAACACCATTGTGTGTAATAATGTGAATGCCATCACCATATACATTCACTGTTGGAGCACTTGTGTATCCACTACCAATATTATCAACCACAATACTGACGATAGCACCAGTAGCATCAATAGCAGCAACACTTGCTGCTGCTTGGACAGGGTTAGCTCCAGATGGAGCAGAAATAACCACTGAAGATAAAGTTGAATATCCACTTCCAGCAGTAACTACATCAATACCTTGACTAGGATATCCTCCATATTCTTTACCAATTATCTCATATAATCCTGGAAAATCAGCAATATAATATTCTAAACCATTACAGTATAGATAACCTTCATGAGTATATGCTGGATCATTATCCTGATCACCTGGATTATTATAATGATTACCAGAAGTTTCTATATGCCTATGAAGTTCTGTATTATCATTAACATAATTATGATCAAGAGAATTTGTCTGAGTCTTCAAGTTAGGAACTACTGTACCAATTGGTGTTGAGTCAACAGCAAGATCAGTGTAAAAACCTGTTCTTGGATTTCTATATGGACGTGATGATACTACCATGATTAGTAATTAAACCTTAATTAAATATTCCATTACAATGAAAGGAGCACAAGCAGTGTCTATTGAAGCTGATGCATTAGCACCTATAGCCATACTGGTTGATAAATTTTCTGGATCTACATTAGAAGCTCTTGTTCTAACTTTATATGTATGATCACCAGTAACATTCTTATCTATCCTTATCCTATGATTATGTAGGGTAGGATCAGTTGTCTGTGTTAAATCAGCAGTATCAGTAGTTACATGTTCTAAAGCAGCATTACAACGTCTTGACTCTGCCTGATCATTACTCTGTAATGGTAAAACGTCAGCAAGACTATCACCTTTCCAATCAACTGGGACACCAGCTAAACCTGCAACATAACTTGCTGGTTGTGTTTCACAAGCATTAGCAGGACCACCACCAGTTACAGGTAATCCAGCTAAAGGTTGACAACCAAATGGTATAGGTGGAAGAAAAGCAGATGTATTACCATACATTGCTGTATTAGTACCATCAGCAGAACCCCAAGGAAATCCACCACAAAATGTTGTATCTACATTTATAATACAACCTGATCTTGCCCACTCATTAGTTGTACCAGATCCAGGAAGTGCTCCTCCTTCAATACATCCATTCCAATAGATTGTATTACAGAAACCAAGTGGTTGACATCCTGCATAGAAAGCAGAACCTGGGTGAACACCTGCACCTGGATTCCAATACACCATTGCTTTACATTTCTGTTGACCACCTCCACGTGGGTTACAACTACTACCACTACATGTAGCAGCAGTAGAAGGACTATTATTAGAGTATAATGTATTATCTAACCAGTCTTCAATATTAATAGTTGATGCAGTTTGTCTACCAGTTGGTCCTTCTGCTCTTGGTGTATTATTTGTCTCTTGAGGGTTTGATCCATCTGCCTGAGTAGTCATAATTCTACCCCTAGCAAATGTTCCAAAATGAGCATGACCATGAATCATATCCTCATCAATACCAACAGTCTCTGTACGATGAGTTGCACCAGCATAATTATATCCTGGTTTACCTGGAATTGGAATTTCTTGTGAAGGAAGAACTATGTTACCAGTGTATGCTATATCAACATTATCTCCTATTTGAGACTCAGCAACAATACCAATACCTGATCTACTAATCTCCTGTGGAACAGTAGAATTATCTTCCTTTCTTATATTATTATAAACACCAGCGTTAGCACCTGTTGTAGGTTCAGGATACTTAGATCCAAAATCAGGAACCATAAACTGTGTATCACTCACAGTATCAAAATTAGTTCCGTCTAGATTCTTTCTAACAAACTTAGTAATAGTTCCAGTACCTAAAATTGCAGCAAGTCTTGGATAATCAACTGCAAAGTACCTTGATCCATCACACTTCAAATAACCAGCAGGTAAATTCTTTGGGTTTTGACCTTGAGATGGATTACCATCATACTCCATTGGCCAAATAATTATTTGACCTGTCAAATGTCCATACTTTGATTTTTCTTTTGTATATAATACTGCCATTAGAACGCCTTAATTATACAAGTTACAGTTAACGCAGGTTGTGAAGTATCAGCTGAAATGGTTAAAGCATCTTCAAGACTTTCTGCTTGGAGTGTTGATCCATTAGCATCTGGAGCAGTCCAAGAAGTCATTATCTTATTACCATCAGTCATTGATCCACCAGTCTGAGCAATCTCAAAACTATCATGCATGTGAGATTTGAATGCATCACTCAGAGGATTCTTGCATACAGAAGTTAAATTAAGAGAAGTTGGAAAAGATCCATCTCTAAACTTTAATTTAATTGTACCTGTAGCAGTTGTAGTTTTATTTAGTTTTAATGTGTATATACCAGGAGTATCTTCAGTAATTTGATTAATAATAGTACCTTCTGGGAAGTACTTCCATTTGTTAGAAGCAACAGATGTTGTTACATACATTAGAGGTCTAATTGCATCATACTGATACCATGTATTAGAACCACCACCATACAATCTCTTGATATCAGTTCCTACTGGTAAAGTAATTTCTGATACTCCACTAGTAATAGCAACATTATCAACCTCAAATGCTACTCGTGCTTCTGGATGATCTAATATACCACCAATATTAGGTGCTTGAGCATTTCCACTAGTATCAGTATAACCAAGGAAATTTGGTCTAGCTCCCACCTCTATTGGTCTTGGAAACATACCAGTATATGCTGGCATTTTATGTGAATCCATTGGGATAGTCTGATTTATAGCAGCAGTTGCCTGTCCAGTAGGTAAAATATTCTGTGTATAATCATTTGCCTTATGACCAGAACCTCTAGTTGCATCGGTATCATCTGCTCTAGTATTCCAATGACTATTTCCTGCTGGAACCTGTGACCAATAATTTGCTGCTGGATTGGTTGTATTAGCACCGTCATTAACAAATTCCATAAAAGATTCACATGTAGGTAGAGTCCACTCATATCTTTCATCACCAAAATAAGTAATAAAATCTCTACCATTTGTCCATTCATATGAACCTGCATCACCATCCACAGCTTGACATTCAACCCTTGGTTTTGTAATATTACAAATCTGTGTTGTTACATCACCTTTCATCTCAACACCATTATCAGCTCTAAATGTCATAGCACCTCTAGTACGATAACCAGAAGAAGGAATAATATCTGAGTGTCTATGTCCAGGAAGATGATTCAACCCCAACTTACGACCAAGAGTATAAACAGTCTCAGTAAAATCAGGATTTGATAATTTTATATTATTAATCTTAAAATAAAGATTGCCAGTAAGATTCAAAGTAAAATCAATATCTGCTGTAGCATTCCAAGTAGTCTTAACTTGGTTACCTAACCCAGTTATTAAATCATTTATTTTAGTTCCTGCTACATCAAGAATAGCTTGCTTTGGATTAGATTGACCATACTGATACTGTGTAAGATCTAACTGCCAATTTTCCAAATCAATCATCGCACGTGCAGATA